ACGACGCGTCCTCTGTCGCAGATGCTGCTGCTAAGGCGGCGGCGTCAAAAGGCCAGGGTCACGAACGTTTTTTCGAACAAATCCAGTGACCGATTCGCGGGTAGACACCAACCGCGTTCCGTGGTAACTGAAGGTGAAATATGAGACCGTTACAACGACCAAAGCCACCCAAGACGTTGAGATTACGACCACAACGGAGGAGAGAACCGCAGAGGCGAAGGTAGGCGGCACGGGAGGGGTTACTGTGTCTGAATAGGCCACAATACAAGTTGTAAGCGGTTCTTTTCTTGGGTATGTTGCCGGACTGGTTGAAAAGCGGCGGGGCGACTAAGGAAAACGAGACAGAGCGAGACGGGTTCTTGAGCTATAGCGCAGAGATTCATAGCGTCGGGCTTGGCGTCTATGACGGGATGAAAACGTGGCGAGTTCGACCAAAGAAAATGCGTGACAATTCGGACGTTCAAGCGGAAAAACACTATTACGCAGGAGGATATGTTGTGGGCACTCTGTTTCAGGCACTCATATTCTTAATGATTGCAACTATTTCACTCTAAGAAACTGTCCGGTGTCCTCATCGTGGTCCATTTTATCGGCTTGCTTTTCGCCGTGGTGTCTCATATGCTCACCGGGGGTTAGAAGCTCGATATTGTCTGGCCTATTATCCATTCTATGTTCGTTTTTGTGATGTACGTCCATGCCCTTAATTTCGTCAAACCCATATTTTGCTACAGCGAGTAACCGATGAACTTTGACGTGTTCCATCTGTTTCTTGTCTTTGTTCCAAGCAGCGACGTTAGGATAACCATGTGACCCAACAAAGTATGATGCACGTTCAACCCTGTCAAACTGTCCGGCTTCTATTCCGGGGTTAATATCGTGCCTATTCATCCATTCAGAAATGGTTTGATGGACTACGCCGAACTTTTCGGCAATCTCTTTCTGAGACAACCCCTCTTCAAAATACAATTTTTCAAGAACCTCTTTATCGTGATATGGTCTTTTAGCCATGCACCACACTATACAATGTGGCTCCATAACTCTACCGCTACGTATTTGGGACGATCCTGCAATTTGTGATAGTGTTGGCTATCCTATCAATTGAGTCACCGCGATAGAGAACGGTACAGTAGGCTCCACAGCGACACTTTGGTTGGTCGGCATTGTTAATATATGACGTTGCCATACGCGGATAGAGGGTTAGGCACTAAACCGAAAAGAGGCTATCGCTATCCGTCTAGTTCTATGTAGTAATCGCTTTGGAGCCAAGCGTCTCCGTCGCACTTGTCGTAAATCACAATGCCATCGTCCCCCACGTTGACCCGTTGATAGCGTTGGTCTTGGTCGGGCATAGACGAGAGTACGCTTCAACCCGTGATAAAGACTAACGCACTACGGTCCTATCTCCCGGTCAAAGAAGGCTTCCGAGACGGATTCGGAGTGCCAATTTTCAGACTTGCACTCGGGGCAGACGGTCGTTTCAATCACGGTCAGACGCCTACCTTCCCCGACTGTCTTTTTGATTGCACGGCCCGCAAGCTCATCAATCGGGGCTGATTCGATATGCCCACAGTCGTAGCAACTCCACCGTTCGCTTTCGGTCATGGTTCTACGTCGACCGGGTTTTCCATGTAGATTACTGCCTCTCCGTGGTCTTTCTCCCGGATCATGAGTCCGGTATAGCCGTCGTTGATAGGCCGGTAGGTTTTCGTGTCAGTCTCCGGCGGGTCGGTTCGTTCATCTGTCGCGTTCCAGCCGAGTTCCGTTAGGGTTGTTCCGTCCATATTTCGATCTAACACTCCTTATTCGGAATCTTGACCGGGTTGCATACTCCGCAGATTTTCGGACGTGTCCTTGAGTCGGTCCACCGTATTGTTGAGCTTCTCGACCACGCTTTCAGGATCGTCGCCTTTGATTTTGACCTTGATTTCGTCTTGGTCACGGGTTCCACTCCCCCGCTTGACTTTAGTTTCTACTCGGATCTTGTCTGCGCTCTCGTTAACGTTGTGCTGTTTGTCGGTCATTGTTATTCGCTGTTGTAGTGGTCCGCTTTCGGTCGGTATGCAGTTTCGATTTCAACCACAGGATTGTCTCGACTATCGTGCCAAGCGTCTACTAGCCGCTCTACGTCGTTCCACGTCTTACAGTAGACATGGCTATGCCACCCGAGAGAGTCCGCATCACCGACCGTCCCGAGTGAGATTTTGTATTCGTAGTTCGTACCTTGGAAGGGGATTTCATTCATAGGACTTGCACGCTCCGTGAAACGTCTCTTTGATACTCGGCCCGCGTTCATCCACCTTGTAAGTACCCGTCGCGCCACAGTGATTACACTCGTAGATTTCGGACCACTGTTGCGTTTCTTTGGCCTTGTCCGGGTCGGTACCACTGTCGATTTGCAGCATCCCGACGTTACACCGCTGGCACGTCGTGAGGCTGGTAGTGGGTTCTTTGAGACTCATTCTTGCGCCCCTCGGTAATACTCAATCAGTCGCCCGATTGAGCTAGGGATAGTCCCGTCAAACTCTGCCTCTAGCCATTCTTTGTCCGACTCGTTGATTCGGACATGGGTAGTGTCACCCATAGGCCCACGATAGCCGATGAGACTATACAATTCGTGGGTTTAGTTCAGGCCGACACGCGAGAGAACGCGATCCCGAACGTCGTTCATTTCGTCCGGCTCTCGCGCCGGGAAGGAATTGGAGTGTCCCTTTTCCTTGTTGTTGGCGTAGAAGCCAACTTCAAACAAGAACGTGTCTTTCTTGACGGACATACGGAACACGTTGCCCGATTTATCCTCGAAAATGTAGTTCGTAACTTTGCTAAAATCTAGCGTCTCGTCATGGGTGAAACCCTCAGGCACGAACTCGCAAACGTCAACGTCGGAGGTTTCGTATTTGTCGGCGGTGTGCTTGTACACAACTTCGGACTGGTGCGCTTCCATACCTACAACATATACCGCATGGGTAATAAAGTTAACGGAGCGTTACCGTAAACAGGCTACAGTAGGTCCTCTATCTCGTCGGCACACTCCGCAGGCGTCTTGAGTGGGTCACTTCTCCATTCCGCTATCTTCTCCCGTAGCTCTTGCCTGAGCGTTCCACGTTCAGGATGCTCACTAGTCACCGTTATACTCCGTGCCGTATTTGAGGCTCTTGGCTAGGTTGTTCACTTTCTTTCCCTTGTTCTGTGTGCCGATATTCCGGCCTTCAACACAATGCGGGCACGGGTCTAAGTCTTTGTACTGGACATATTCATCACTCCGCTCGACGTATTTCTCTGGATTGTTAATCGCAAAACAACCCTCCCGATCAACGTGATAATGGGTACTCACCGGACTTGCGTATTTCTTGGTCATTCTCGTAGATTCTCCATGAGCGTCTTAATATCCTGTTTCACGCCCTCATCGGCCCCGCAACGGTTCGCTTCATTCCATGCGTCTACTGCATTGTCTATCTCCCGAACGCCGTTTAAGAGCGGATACGGACTCATATCTGTGGTAAACACTTTGTGCCAGATGTTGCGATAGTCCGACCCTCCGGCTTGGTTTTGGTTGGTGCTAGGCATTGTACCCCTCGCATGGAAGATGGGCGGGCAACTGTTTCACCGTCTCACCACAAAACGGACAGTCGTGACTGGTGTATTCACTCGGGTTGTTCCCGGCCGTGATATTTGGGTTTCCGTTATCACTCATGCGTGTGTCGATTGAACGCTTTTGCCAGCTCTTTGCGAGTGTCTTTCCGCGTTTCTATCTCGTCTTGAATCCGGTCTAACTCTCGCTCTAAATCGTTCGTGTCCTGAATGACATAGTAGCCCTTACTACAGGCGACAATCGGGATCGTGTACTCTCGCCTAATCTCGGGTATCAAGTCCCGAACGGTTGTCGCCTTGAGTCCGACCATGCCCGCTAACGCGCTAGAGGATACAGCATCGTCTCTATTGGTCTTGTGCCGAAGGGTTTGATACAACTCCCCTTTGGCGGCTTCAATGCTTATCTCGTCACTGTCTGCGTGGTCCTTGGCGCGTTGACTCATGATAGCTTCTCCATTTCCTCGCTTGCCTCTTTCTCTGCCTGTTCTTGCACGGCTTCTTTGACCTTCTCTATTTGATCACCCCATACGAGAACATCCGTATTGTTCGGGTGAACCTTCGCACCGAGAGAGTCAATCACCGATTCGACGTATTTCTCTGCCGTGCGATCCCCAAACCCGAACTCGTTTTTCACCCTCTCTTTGATTTCCTCGCTAGTTGTAGATCCTGATTGCGGGTCGTAGATTTCTGACGTTAGCCAAGCAACCTTTTCCGACCGGGGCGCGTTCGGGTTCGGTTTCTTGTTTGTATTTTCGGCGCGTGCGTGTGTGTTATCGCCCTCAGGTGAGTGGGCCACACTCCCCCCGTCTGCCTCTGCCCGTGCGACGTTTGCTTTGATTGTCGCTATATCATCCTCTATCCTCGCTAGCCGATCCTTCTCGGAATCGACCTTACGATACTCCCTAAGGGCGTTTTCTATCTCTGTTGAGAGGTGCCCGCGTGTCTTTCCGTGGGTGTCTTGCACAAACTGTTTGAACTTGATATACTCCTCTTTGCTGATTTCCGTGGGTTGCGTGGTTTCGCCCCTCATGATCCACCAGTACAAACTAGTTCCGAACAACGCGAGTTACTACAAACAAGATTGTAGCACAAACTAATTACACACTCTACGAGTGCGTAATTAATAATTAGTTTGTGTTTCAAAACAACAACAACACAACGCAGACAGCACAGCAAAACAGCATCGGCACAGACAGCACCTCTACCGCGCTTTTTCATTTTCTCTTGTGCTGTTAGACTGTTCCTAACCCGGCTTGCACGCACACACGCGGTTCCACTCATCTTCAGGTACTCCGAAGGTGGTCGGTGCGTGGCTCGTATACCTCGCCCTTCTGTTTCAGCTTGTCAATCGCTTCGTGTGCCATATCTTCGTTCACGTCGGAGGATTCCACAACCCTTTCAACGACTGTATTAATCGGCACACCTTCGCCGTTCTCGTTTTGTTCAACAATCTCTTTCGCGGTACGGGCAAGGTCGAGACTATCCTTCGGGTCTAACGCTGCAAGCGGGTCCCATTCAACTTCTAGGGTGACTGTCGCGGCATCGTACCGGCCCGTAGTATGTTGCCAGTCTTCTACATCCCACGGTGTATTATCGTCAATCTGTGCAACAAGCGCGTCAATGTCGTCAGGGGTCGGATCGTCGGTCATGGTTGGGTCGGGCGCAAGACCCACAGCTAACGGGAAACACTTAACCCGCCAGCCGCGTAAGAGAAGAACGTCCTACGGTCCTTCTCCGGTCTTTTGCCTTACTCCGTAGTTGTATCTACGTCGGTAAAAAGGTTTCCCGTAGGGTTTGCCGGTGCTTACTAACCGAGTAAGGAGTCTTTACCGCCGCAACGCAATTTGTTGGATACACTCGCCACAATACTGATACTGGACGTTTCGCTTCCCACAGCGTTCACATTCCTTCTCGGAGGGTTCAATAGAGATACCGCTATCCCACTCGGCAAAGTATTCCTCGCACCAACTACACAGGTCGACGTGACCCTCTGGATACGCTTCAGACGGACGTTTGGTATACTCGGATTCATCCTTATGCCGGAGATACTTACAGTTGGTATCCAAATGGATCTTCCCGGCGTGGCGAACGACGTAAACGAACTCTTGAATCTCGGTTAGGTTCATGCCCTACGTCGGACGCCGTATAGGGTGCTGGCGTCACTCTTGGTTTCTTTCGTCAGGATTTCAGACGCGCTCTTTCGAGTCATGCCAAAAATCGGCCCAATCTTCACGGGGCTATACTCTCGGCAGAGGACCATGATACTCCGCGCGATCTTACGTCTTGACTCTCTGTTTAACTCCCTGATATTAATACCCCATTCTTGTGTTTCTCCCGTTCCGATATGGTGGCCGTCTGGATACCCAAGCCGGTTGCTAATCCCTGTGGCCGTGTGTCCATGCTGATAGGCGTCAATGACAATATCGCGGCGGTTCTTTAACAGCTCCAACTCGGTTTTCTTTCGCATGATTTTCGTGCAATTCTCGTTGTGTTCTTGGTGGTGTGCTGGTTGTTTCTCACCTTCGCTAAATTGCTGTCGGAGAACGGGAATCCCACACCCACACCGTACCACAACATCGGAGTAATGCTGTGCATGGACGTAGTTTGGATTCACCCACTTTTGCCGCGCACCACTCAAGATTAGATCCGGTGCCCGCCACGCGCCGGTTAGTTTCACGACCCCATCGGGAATGTTCGACAGTTTCAAATCTAACTCATGGAGTGTGAACGTCGCTCTCGTCTTAGGTAGGTTTTCAACGTGGTTTCTGATTTCTAACGCGGTTTCTACATGACCGTCTAAGAAGCTATGCCACTCCGAATCATCCTTGGGGAACGATACGGGATCGTCTAAGCGACTGGTTTGGGTTGGCATTATCCAAACACCCGTTGGATGCTTTCACACCGCTCATGGTCTTGCTTTCGGACACTATACCCCTTTTCGGTTTCATGGAGTTGGCTTGTGTGCATGACTAACCAGTGGTCAAAACTCCGTAGGTCGGGCTTGACTGCAATGTAGGGTTCAACCCCGGCCTTAGTCGCCCACCGCTCTAGCGCGTCTATCTCGTCACTTGTGAACGTCACAGTTCCATCCGGTCGCTTCTTAATCTCGACAGCAAAGCCAACGTCCGGTTCCATCTTCCCTGCCCGGAGAGCGACGGCGTCGGGGCGTTCTCTTTGTGTTCGCCCACCGCTACCCGGCGCTCGAAGGCAGCCATATCCATAGTCGTCGCTCAAGATATTGATGAACTCGCGTTCTACGTCGCTACCCGTCAAGGTACCACCATAGCCCCGCGCCGATGAGTACGATCATGGATAGGTACACTACCCCGGCGAGTAGGGTTGTCTCTGTGTTCATGGTTCTAGACCGAGTTGATCCGCTACCCATGCGACGGCTTCAAACCTATCTTTCGGGAGATTGTTGATGTTGATTAGGCAGAGTTCATCAAGCGGAGTGCTTAGTACGTACCGCTCTAACTTACTCTCTTTCACCTCTGCCGTAGGGCTATGCTCCAACTCGACAGCGTAACTAAGCCGGTCGGGGTGGCCGAATAACACTACGTCAATCTCGCCCTTGGGACACCGCACTTCCGATGAAACGCGGTATCCGTTCGTAACCCCAAGGTGGCCCACGATGACCTTAGCGAGTACGTGTGTACTGGTTTCACTACCTGAATTGAACTCTATTGAATTGGTCTTGTCTACCTCTACGGACCAATCTTTTAACTCGCGGTATTCCGAAAGCTGGTTCGGGTTCATGCAGTAATCGGGCCGTCCGTTTCGTTGTTCTTGACGTGGTTGGTCGTTCCACAGTTGGCACACCGAACCCGCTGGCCCTCCGAGTCGTTGCTTGCCACTTCGCCGGGGATGAGTGCCGAGACGTGATTGCCACAGCCCCGACAATCGGTATGGTACCTAACTCGACTCATCGTCAACCCCAAGGTATGACGCCACTTTTTCGCCCTCTGCGGTCAAGTTATATATCCTACCTTTCTTGGTATCCTCATTAACCAAGAGTTGCGTAATCTCTTTCTCGCGCATATCCGTAAGGGCACGACTAACGTGGGCAATGTCCGATCCTGTCTTGTCGCTAATCTCACTCGGCATCATGGGCTGACTAGCGAGACACTCGACAACCTGTGATCGGTAGGTGCTACGCTTCACGAAACTCAATAGGTCGAAATCTGGGTCTGTTTCGGCCACGCACCTGTATTAGCGGGCAACTAACATAGGCGTTACGGAACCTAACCCAATAGTAACCACTAAGTAAAAGCGCGTTAATGGATGATACGCAATGCAAGAGTGCAACCATGTCGGCTGTGACGGTGCGACCGTGTGCCGTGGGGCACGCGAAGTTGAGGGTAATCAACTAGCCGAGAAATACGAGTGCGAGTTTAGCCACACGTTCCACGAAACGATTGAGCTATGACTGTCACGCTCATAGACCACGACAGAGGCAAAGAGAAAGAGTTTGACAATCGCGCCGTCGCCGAGGAAAAGAAACAGGAGATGATAGACCTTGGTGTGGATAAGTCAGACTTAGAAATCAGCATGGACACAGAGACGGACGGGGGCAACGCCAAGCCTGCCGAACCCGTGGAACCTGAACCAGTCACACAAGAGCAACCCGAACCCGTCGAGACGATCCCCAACGAGAAGCCTGCCCTAGACGACGATCCGGTCGACTGGATGCCCGCGCATTTCGTTGACGAGATTCAGGGTGTCCCGACACTGAATCGCAAGGGATACGCGGTCATGGCCGAAAGGTTCAACGTCTCTGTTACGTCTGAACCCGTGGTTAGAGCGTCGGAAACAGACTTTGAGTATGCCGAGTTCCGGGCGACGGCTATCACGGAAGACGGAACGGAATACTCTGGATTCGGGAGCGCACACGTCGACCGCCAAGACGGGGACGATGAATACCTCTTGAACGAGCTTGCACAGACGCGAGCCATGAAACGGGCGGCTTCTTGGGCGCTCGGGGTTGGCATGACGGCGAAAGAGGAAATGGAAAATACGCTATGATACACACGGCCCCCATCGACCTTGAACAACTCGCAGAGGGCGACAGCACAAGCAAACCCATAGAGCTTGATGTGTGGTCTACATGGTACTCACATGGCTTCCCCGTGGATGAAATTGTAGAGGCTTACTGTGCTGTCCATGAGAAGGTTGACGCCGAAGACACTGCACACATTGTAACTAAGGTTCAAACCTTAGAGAAGCCCATTGACCACGCTGATATTGTCGCTGACTCCGCAACGCGATGGGCGTGTGACTGTGGCCGGTTCCAGTATCACGAAAAAGTAGACCTTGAGATGAATACAGTCATGGACTGGGGAAATTGCCACCATATAGAAAGCGTGGACAAGTCTCTAAGGGCCGACCAAGATAAGAATCAAGAGACGCTATGACTCAAGAAAGCCCGATTGTACTGTGTAACTATTGCCAGCGAGTGATCGCTACCGATCCCGTGAGTTATCGCGGCGAGAAGTATCACCGCGAGTGTTTCACAGACGCCAAACCATAGCCGCACAGTAAAGTGTGCCAATAGCCTACACGATTCTATGCAGGCACAGTATGACATAGAGGTACACCGGGACGCAAGCAAGGATCTACAGGATCTAAACAGTAAGAACCGGGAAAGAGTCACGGACTGTATTACGGACGTAGCCCAAACCCGAGAGGTAGCAAAGCATCCCAAGGTTGAAATCATGCACAACCAGCAGGATGTAAAGCTCTACAAGATTAGAGTGGGTGACTTTCGGGTACTCGCTCACTTGGAGAAACCGAAGTTCAAAGTCCTACAGATAGGCCGGAGAAACGGGTTTTACTCTGACGTGGACAAACTCGCAGGAAAGTTAGCGGGACAGTAACCATTTTACCGTATCCTACCCAACGGATACGTATGTCAGACGATGTATGCGGGAGTACGGACACCTCAAGCGGCGACCCGTGCCAATTCTCGCCTGCCGATTCCTGCCCGTGGCATAACGAGGATAAGAACCCGGACAGCAGGAATACCGAATTAGAAGACGACCATTCAATTGTTGACCTTGTAGCGGGACAACTTCAAAACGGCGATACAGTCCCCGAAGCGTGTGCAGAGGCGAATATCTCCGAGGATCAATACTATTCGTGGCGTCGGCGTGGGTTGGAAGACGACGGCATTTTCGCCAAGTTTCGCAAGGAAACCGCGCGAGCGCGTAAGACTGCCGGGAAACGCGACCGGGAGAGACTTCGGCGAGAGTGCAAAGAAAACGGCGACACTCGCACATGGTTCAAGTTGCACATGAACCAGTACGGCGACACCTACGGCGACGAGGATACGGATATGCGCGACGGGACGGAGATTGTACTTCATGAGTCAGAAGACACCTACACAGCCGCGCTCGAAAACTAAGCACATCGGGCCATACGAGGAACAAGAGCCATTTCTATGGAAAGATAAACGCTACACCGGCTTTGTCGCAGGTGTCGGGTCGGGAAAAACACACATCGGAATGGCCCGAGTCGCCAAGAACATAGAGGAATGGAACCCCGGAGAAATGGGTGCGATTGTAGCCCCCGCGAGTCGGATGATCAAAGACACGATTATCCCGCTCATGCGAGAGTACGACCTAATCGGGGACGGTGGGGCATGGGACTATGAAAGCTCCTACGCTACAGAACCAGGGATTCACGCACCGAATGGGGCACGGGTCCTAATTCTCTCGGCAGACAACTCACGCACCATTGAGCGGCTTAAGGGCCTGAATCTTGGTTGGTGGTGGATGGACGAAAGAGCGGAGATACCCGAACGCGCCCAGCAGATTCTACAGCAGCGGCTACGGGTTGGGGAATATCGTAACGGATTCATCACCACAACGCCGAGTGGGTATGACTCTGTGTATGATTTTTTCGTGGATACCGTCAATCACACCACTCGGGAATGGGGGGACGGGACGCTCTATGAAGCCGAAGACAGGCGGGCGATTGTTGGCGTTCCCACTGATGCTAATCCGTTTACTCCCGACGATTACAAGAAATCAATGCAGGACCTACCCGACGAGATTCGGGCGCAAGAGGTTGAGGGTCACTTTGTCGAGATAGGATCGGGTGTCTTTGAGAAAGACATGCTGTCTTTCGTCGGGGCCGAACAGTTGGACACTGATAGAACGCTCCAGTGGGTCTTAGCCGTCGACCCGGCGGTTCAAGCCGATTCAGGTAGGGCAGAGGATTCAGATTCAGACTATTGGGCGGCTACGCTTGGCGCTCTGGATAAGTTCGCTGGGGATCTATACATCGTTGATACCACTCGAAAGCGGGGACTCACGCTCAGGCAGGGTGTTGACTGGATAAAGCGAATCGGGGGCGACGACGCGGATAAGATATATGTGGAATGCAATGCCGCCCAGCGTTGGCTTCGCCAAGCACTCAATGACGCCGGGCTAAACGCCGTGCCTATCCAAAGTTATCGAGACAAAGAGGAACGGATTATAGACCTTTCAGTCCCGATAGAGCGGGGCACTATCCAGTTCGTGAATCGGGAGATGGACGATAAGTTAGGCTACGATCCACGGTGGCAGGATATGATACAGGAACTCTTGGCCTTTCCTGAATCTTCCCACGATGACCTAATTGACTCTCTCCATTTACTAATAGACAATTGTGAATTAGGTTCTGCCACCACTATACTAGGGGCAAACCCACGCTCCCAATCCGAAGATTAATGCCTCTTGCGGGAATTGTATAAGCCATGTCGCCACGGTATGAACGGTTGTCTGATGAGGCTTGGCTACGCGAAAAATATGTTGGAGAGGGTCTATCACAGTCGGATATTGCTGAAATGGTGGGTTGTACACAGACTGCTGTATCCAATCGCATACGGCAATTTGACATTGACACGCGGGATCACAAATACCCGGAGTTAAACAACCCTCAATGGCTTAGCGAACAGCACCACTCGGAAAATAGGGGTTTGGCCGATATAGCTAATGAGGTGGGCTGTACACGCTCTGCCGTTGGATATGCAATGAGGCGGAACGATATTGAGGTGCGAAGAAACACGCTTGTTCATGAGGTAGACGGACGCCTCACCGATAGGCAGAGAGAAATCATAGAAGGCGAGTTATTAGGAGATGGCTGTATTCCCAAGCCACGCGCCAATGCGGGTGCAAAGTTCACATATGGTACCTCTCGAAAACGCTACCGAGATTGGTTGCGTGACTTGCTAGAGAACATAGGATTTGAAACCCGTTCGTATGAGTATACCCAAGACGATGATCGGGATGGGTGGTCAAAGACAGAGACATATCGGCTTGAAACTCTTGTCCATTTTGAATTGAGTGATTTTCGCAAGCGGTGGTATCCAGAGGGTGAGAAGATCATCCCACCAGACTTTGAACTATCGCCCCTTAGCCTTCGGCATTTGCATATCGGGGACGGTTGTTTTGATGAGGGTAATTACTCAATATACCTGTACACAGACGGGTTTGAAACGGATTCGTTAGCCCGTCTACAGTCGGAACTCCGGGAGAAGGCTGGCGTGAAATCATCAATAACGCACCGTGGAAGCTTGCATATCCAGAAGGCACAATCCCGACAGAGGTACTTTGATTATATTGCGCCACTCCCGCCGGAATTGGAAAGTGTCTACGGTTACAAGTGGCCGTAACGATGGATTCATTACCAGACCTTTCAGAGAGCGCAGAGAAGGCCAGAGAGAGCGTTAAGAACCTAATCAGTTGGTTGCCCGACCCATACGAGTGCGAGCAATGCGGACGGTTGTGTGACGCCGAGACGACGTATTCAGCACAAGAGGCGGCTTTCTATCCAATGGGCGAAGTCCCGAGTTGGTACTGTCCCGAGTGCGATAGACACTATCGAAGGGTAGAGGGGTGGCACGACTAACAACAAGACTTAATACATAGGCATACACAGGGTAATACGCAATGCCAGAAAATGCAAAGCCGGAAGCCATTCCTGAAAGTTGGATCGAGTCGCCAAATGTGAAAGAGCGGTCGCTTTGGTTCAAAGGCGAAGATAGAACGTACCCACGGATATTCATAGAGGTGAACGGCGTTCTCCTAACTGTGGATGGGGCCAAAGAAATGCGCGACGAATTAAACGAGGTTCTAGAATGACTGAAAGCAAAGAGTGGGTGACTATCAAGGTGCCCAAGGAAATCCGCGACGACGCCAGAGAAGACAGCCGGACCTACGGCGAGATAATGCAGGCGGGACTGGGTAAGGATGTTACTACGAATGGCGGGCTACAGTCGGGGGACATTGATGAGTTAGAGGATCGGATAGTAGTTCGTATGGCGCGGGAGTATGCCGACGACTTGGAGAACTTTGAGAATCAACTAGACAAGCTACAAGAGTTGGTCGAACGGGTGCCGGAGGAAACCGCCGAGGAGTTCGGGAGGAAATACCGATGAGGGTAAAAAACCTCTCTCGCGTGAAATGGAACAATGCAAAGGACGCCTACATGGGAATTGAGGTTAAGTGTGATGACGTATCTATCACGCTTGACTTGTCCAAAGAACAATGGGAACGGCTACAGTCAAACACTGGATGGTTGAACAATGACGGGGAGTGACGACAGCCCAAGTCCGGGTAGTGATGAGGCACTCAACAACGGTTGCACTTGCCCTGTGTTAGAGAACAACCACGGAAAGGGAAACCACCTTGGGTCTTACACAATTAGCATGGACTGTCCAATTCACGGTGATACGGATGAGTGACGACAGCGGGCCGGACTCTTACGACGTGACAGCACAGTGGACCACAGCGCCCGACAGAAACCTTGTAACGCTTACCTGCAAGTCCCGAGAACCGAGAGAGGCACAGGACATTATGGACACGCTCAAGCCGATCATAGACGAGAGGTTAGACGATGAGAGTCTGATAGCGGAGTTGGAACAGTTGGCCGATGAGTTCATACGACAGCGGACAGGGGACGCCGCAGTTGACCAAGCGTTTGAGAACGCCGGGAGTAGAATCTACAGGCTCCTAGCCGACTACCGGGGTGATGAGGGTGAGTGAGAAAGCCGTTGCGGCGTTTCTAAGCGGTATAGGTACGGCAATGCCGGCAGCGTGGTTGATAGGACACACCTATGGTCCTAAGACCATGATTGGCGTATCTGCTATGGCTCTCACTCTGATATTCGCGTCATTCGTAATTGACAAAAGGCGCTAACTCGGCAGAGTAGCCAAAACCCTTTGCCCTTTTAGCGGGTAAGCGAAGTTAATGGGACTATTCGGTACATCAAAGACGTTGCTTTCTACGTGGGCAGAGACTAAGAAGCGACAACTACAGAACCGTGGCACGCCGGACACTCGCGTCGACAGTGGCGGCACCCGAGACAACTACACCTTTGACGGGCAAGAACTATCCCGTTCGGACCTACGGGAAATCAAGCACATCCGAGAATCTGGCGGCTTTGTCTCACAGTTAGTACACGGCAAAGCCCTAATGCAGTTCGGGATGGGCGCTACTTTCGAGTGCGAAAACGACGAAGCGGGCGAGTGGCTTCTTGACCAATTCGGGGATCTTGATAACCTCCTAATCGACATAGGCGAAGACGCTACGTGGTTCCCTTACGCTCTCGGTGAAATCGTAGAGACACAAGGCGGGGATTTCTCCCATCTTGAGCTTATTGAACCGTGGACGATGCTCCCCATTGAGAACGAACACGGGGAGATAATCGCGTGGGAACAGGAAATCAAAGGCGACTTTGAGAGTATTACAGAGACGTTTGAACCCGACGAGATAGCTACCTTTGTTCTCAATAAGGCATACGGTCGGGACAAGACAGGCGTCTCGGAAGTCAAGCGGGCAGAGGATGAAATCAGGAACTACAAGGAAAACCAGAAGACTATCAACGAGGCTCTTGAGTACCTGATTCCGCATAATCACTGGAAAGTCGGGAAAGAAGGGGGCGCGGTCATTGACGATAACGAACTCAAGAGGGTTCGGAACAAGATCAACGACATGAGCGGGGACACCCAAGTCATTACCGGGCATGACGTTGACCAAGAGGCGATTGAACTCCCGACGTTTGACGTGCAAACGATTACGGATAACGACGTTCGGCAACTCTGTGTTGCGCTCGGTGTCCCGATTGAGTTAGCGTCTGTTATCTCTGAGGGGCTTGGATCGGGCGAACAGAGTAACGCCCGAGAGATGTTTTTCCAATTAGAGCGGAGAGCGAAACAGCGGGCGCTTGGCGGGCAGTTTATCGAACAGGTGGCGCGTATCCTCCTACGCGATTACTCGCCGTATGACGCCGAGCAACAGCTTGATTTGGTCTTTGACGAGACGCAACAGGTGTCCGAACGGAAGGCTATCGTTGACGCCGTTGGGGACGATATGACTGTCAACGAGCGGAGAGAGTTGTTTGACATGGCTCCGCTGGATAACGAGGAAATCGGAGAAGACTTTGAGCGCCCGGCGAAGGATTCGGGCGACGATATGGGCGGACTGTTCGCAGAGGGTGATACGGATTTTAGGGGCCTTGCGGACGGTATGGCAGAGTGGGAACAGACGTTTCTAGAACTCCATGAGCGGACGCACAACGCCGACAAAGAAAGAAACCTTTTGGAGTTCGGGACGGATAACCAAGTCCCCGAGTTCGTAAAGAACCGACTCAGAGACGCGATTTGGTCGGAAGGTGTCTTCTCCGATATTGAAAGCATTGACTCTAGCGACCGGATGCAACTTCAAGAGTTCCTAACCGAGAGTCTGACTAGCGACCGCTGGAGCATTGACGGGATCGCGGATCAAATCGAACAGTTGGGCGTAGACTCTGATATGGCCGAGACTATCGCCCGGACGGAAACCCACGAACTCGTAGCCGACGCGCGGGAAATGGGCTACGAGGAACGCGGCGATATGGAGGGTGAATTGTTCTATTGGACGGGCGACACAGGCGACAGAACTACCGATACGTGCAAGTATCTCATAGAGGGCACCAACGCGGACCTAGATAATCCGGGCGCGTTTAGCAGTCTGGATAGGCCGGACGGGACGAATCCGCTCCGGGGCGGTGAACCCATGCCGATAGATGAGCTAAAGGCACATCTGAAAGAGGTAGCCAAGGCCGATCCACAGTTGAACACCAAGCCCCGAGAGTGGACGCCCCATATCAACTGTAGAAAGACGTTTGTTCGACACGTCGAGTAAGGCACCCCAAACCCGTAGGAAAGCATTAAGTAACTATGCCACGATCATATGGCATGGGCAAACGGGTAGTTCTAATCCAGTGTACCGACGCGAAACGAGACGAGAAAGCACCGGCCAAGGACCTATACGATGAAAGTTCGTTCTTCCGAGCGCAGAAAGGCTATGCCAAAGCCAAACACCGTGACTATAAAATCCTAAGCGGGAAGCACGGCCTTGTCGATCCCGAGACAGTGCTTGAACCCTATGATGCAATGGGGCTATCCGAGTCACAGTGCGTTGAAATAGCGGAGGAACTAGCCGAGTCGGGGTATACCTACGCCGAGATCGTAGCGGGCGACAAAGAGTATGCTAACCCGCTTACGCCGGAGTTAGAGAAGCGTGGTATGACAGTCGTGACTAACTTTAGCGGGCTACGAATTGGAGAGCGTGAGAAACAGCTTAATATCGAACGGCGAAAACTCATGAATCAACAGTTATGCTAAGAGACGAGTACCTTCGCCGGTTGGTCGACGGGGCACACATTGAGTTATATCTGAGTGCGAACGACGGGGCACGCCTCTATTGGCCGTGGCGGATGCAACCACCGAAAGAAGCCACGCGGAGTTATCGAAACTCATGTGAGAAGTACATCATAGATAGCGACCCGTTAGACGACGACGTGACCGCGACGGACGTGTTGGATATGGCCTTCAAGCTAGACGCCGAAGTTGCCTCTCTCCAAGACGTATATCTCGACAAAGATGCAACCGTTGGATCCCTCTCTCACGGCTTAGAAGTCGCAGACGATCACCCGTTTGACGGTGAGTTACTCCTACCGCTCCAAGAGCCATATGTAGAGTGTTGGCAGGAACTTGGAGAGCCTACAGACCACCTCTTAGGAATCGGTGGGCTGAAAGACAGCACGCCTAAGAAACGCCTCAAAGCGACGATAGAGTTGCGCCAAGCAGTCGGGGAAGACGTTTGGATACATGGCTTCGGGTGGGGTATTGACGGCCTTGCGGAGCATATCCGTTCCTCTCCGAGATTGTTAGACTCGGTGGATTACTCGACACCGATGCAAGACGCGGCTACTGACTCATGCACACCGGGGAAAGAGCGGATGAGCGTGGCGGCAATGGGCGCGGCCAAACGGCTAGTTCGTGACCTTCGGGAAGTCTCGGAGTATCCGCGAGACGCTACGCCAGAGGACTTACGCGAAGACGATCAGGCGGCACTCATATAGGCAAACCCCTTTGCCGGTTTAGCGTCTGTTCTCTCGTAATGAGTCCTAAGAAGGTAGACGACTGTGTTGAATCAGTCCTAGCCGATAATCCTGACATGGACGAGAGTACCGCCTACGCGATTTGCCAGGATATGGAGAATAAGGGCGAACTCGGGGATAGTTGCCCGAACGTGAATATGGCCGGTGACTGTCCCGAGGGGCAGTTTGAGGTAGACGGCGAGTGTCGAGACGTTGAAAGCGTAGACTCTCCGCCCGGAGTGCTGGATATGAGTGAACCGAACGTATACGCACTTTCGGATCTTGCGACCGAACCAATCAAGCGCGTAGAAGACGGTGATACCGTTCGCTACCAATCAGTACGCCTACTCGGGCCGGGTGTGTGGACCGACAATAAATCCCGAGAAACGATTTGGTATTCTCCGAACGGGATTGATAACCTCTCTGTTGAGTCGGATAACACGCTTAATATGATGCATGACGAGAACAATGCAGTCTCGGATATTGGGCATATTGACCCGGAGAGCGTGGAAACCGACAAAAGTGGGTACCTCTACGGTGATTTAGTCTTGCATATGGATAATAGCGCGTCTGAATATGCAGATGAAAACCTACAGACGACGCTTGAAACAGAGGGCGCTAAAGGATTCGGTGGCCCAAGTGTCGAGATTACCAACGAACCCGACGACGTAGAATACAACTCGCAAAAGGGGATGCAAGAGTTAGTCGGTGGGAACCTAACCGGCGCGGCACTTGTTTCAAACCCCGCGAGTAAGAACGTGGCCTTCTCGACTCAGACCGCACAGCGGGGCGTAGCCCTCGCAAGTGACCAAAGCGATAAGGCGGTTTACACACAACGAACTCTCATGGATCCAGAAGAAGCGCGAGAAATCCTTGAGAAGTTTGGCTTCGAGACTGGCGATATGGACGACGAGGATGTTGTTGACATGCTCAAGGACATGGGAGAGGAGATTAGCGACTACATGGACTCGGGAGAGTCCGAGGGCGAAGGCGACGGCGACGGGCAGGATATGGAAGACTACGAAGACGACGAGGAAATGCCCGACGACGAGGAAGACGAGGATGAAGATATGGATATGGAAGCCGACGAAATGGCCCAGAAAATCCAGTCGCTTGATGAGCGCCTGCAGAACGTTGAGGATATGGTCGAACAGGCAATGGCCGCCGAAGACGTTAGCGAGGAGCTTGAAGACCTACAGAGCGACCTTGCCGACGCGGAAACTGTGTCCGAACTCGCGGACGCAATTGAGGAACACGACAAGCGCCTGTCTAGCGTAGAGGATGAACCGGAGAATCCCCGAAGCCTCTCCGAGGGCGCGGTCGAAAGCGAGAGTGAACCCGACGCTGGTTCGGCCACGCTCATGCACGAATACGACGAGCGCGACGGGACGATTACCCGATAACCGCTAGTCGTAGGCTATTGTTTAAGTCGGGTAGTGAGTAATTACGGAGTAGAAGCATGGCTTTCAGCGAACCCGGTCAGGATATTGAACTCCTTGACCAGCGAACTAATGCCGCCGCTTACTCCTTCAACGCAGGGGTTGACGTTGTGGCGGGACAGGTTGTAAAGCTCACCGGGGATAACACAGTCGCCCCGAGTGACACGGACGGCGAACAGTGTGTTGGGGTTGCCACGCAGACCCGATCCTCTGGCGATCAGGTTCAGGTGGCAGGCCCCGGCACTCGCGTTCGCTTTAGCGCGGGCGGGTCCGTTTCGGTCAACACGCAGGTTGCGTCTCACGGCGGGACTGGCGAGGAGGGCGAAGTCGCGGACGCCGCCACGGGTGACTATGCTATCGGGCAGGCGTTTGAAGGTGCGGCGGACGGTGAAACGTTCGTTGGCATGGTCACTGTTGGCGGGCAGGTGAACTAAAATGGCTACTGCTACTCAGGCGAAACGGAAGCTGCACAGTCTCGCACGCAACGGCGGCAACTGGCGTCTTAAGGGGATGTACCTTGCGGAACTCCCCAAGACCGAGTTTAGCCCGTCTGACGTTGCGAAAGCGTGGCCGACTAACAAGAGCGAATACCGATTCCTTGGCGACGGACAGCAGGGCCATATGTCCTATGCACCTGATCGGACTATCACCGTCGATGAGGACAGCGAGGACTACCGCCGTCTGTCCGACGCGACGAAAAACGCCGAGTGGAACGACGCGGGCGACGGTGCCAAGTCCATCCATCTCGACAAGGCGCTCAAGCGGTGTCTCGCCTACGGTGAGACTAACGAGGAATTCAACACCCTCTGGCGCGAGCAGCTGATGGACACGGTGATTGAAGGCTCTCGCAAGAAGCAGGTTGCGCGAGACGCTGCCACCGTGATCAACGTTGAAACGAACTCCGGTAGCCACCCGCGCGGCGAGAACGCGAGTTTCGCAACGGAAGTTGCGGAAGGGGCGGCTATCCCGGACGACCGTGAGAACTACGACGACGTTACGTGGGACACCACTAAGTTCGGGGACGGTGCGCGTGCGACGGATGAGCTTATCGACCACTCGCTCATTGACCTGATTGAGCGACAGGTTGAATGGCTCGGTCGCAAGTGTGAGAACTCGCTTAACCGGGTTTGGCTCACGGAGCTTATCGACAACGCCGACGCCTCTAACGACGTGGATACGTCGGCAGAGTCCAACCGGGATATTGCGTCTGTGAACGCGGCAATCACGAATATCGACCTTGCGGACTTTGAGGCCGATACGCTCGTGACCCACCCCCGCTATCGTAAGACGCTGTTCGATTCCGACAACCTCGTTTACTCCAACCGTGCGGGGAGTGATGAGGGGCTTCGGAACCGGACGTATAACCCGCTGTTCGACGTGGAAATGGTCAACGCTTCCAACGGGATGCTTGACCCGGACAGTTCCAATACGTGGGACTTTGACGCCGCCGACGAGATTGGTGGGGTTGTCTACAACCGCGACCTTATCGGGATTTACATGTATTCCGATATTCAGGTCAAGGACTACGAGGACCCGATCCGGGACCTTGAGGGTGTCAACGCGCGGATCAACGTTGACGCAAACTATCACCAGCCGGCGTCTTCGAGCCGTCTGGTTTATTAGAGCGGTTCACACTTCTTTATTATTTTCCGGTGCATAGTCACAACTACAATGGTCGGGATGCCGTTCGGAAACGACGGGAAGTTTGTCAACAAAGAGTATCACGCCAAGCGCCAAGAAGCCCGGACAGAGACGTATGGGCTGTTTGAATGGGGCGACATAGACATAGAGAAGTTTGACCTTGACAATATTGAGTTTGACCGCTCGCAGAAAGACAGCACGCATATCACGGAATCCAAAGTTGATGTTGTGGCCGGTGCCAAGGGCGGGGTTGATGTGAGAAAGTTTCCCGACCTAACGTATAGCACGGAATAGGTATGCACATTGTGGCCCAAAAGGGATAACTTTATATGTAGGGCACCATATGGTGTTAGTATGGAAGCGCACCAGACCGAAGCCGAAGGCGTTGAGGGTGAATACGAATGTGTCGACTGTAAGACCCGGTGGGAAGTTAGCATTTCCAACGTCAAGACCACCTGCGAAAATTGGGTTCCCACCTGCCCGGTTTGTGGAACCGACGACTCTACCCGTAGCGTTGACGAGACGGATTCCGAAGTCGTCAACTACCGACGCCGTGACGCCGGAGAACTTTCGTATGAAATCCGTGACGCTCTCGACTCATACGACCGGGTGGAAATTTGGTCCGATGAAATGCAACTGCTAGCTACGGCAGACTCATCAACTCACGTCTTTGAACCAGAACAGGGGCGCAAAGTTAGAGTCGGTCGCGAAACCGTCAGTCCCGAGAGAGTGGTTGAACTCACTTTCGTTAACACGGAGGATGAGTAATGGTGCTGGCCGACTCACCCAACGACGGCAGTCTACACGATTACACGCTTGAACTCACGGAGAAAGAAGCCGAAGCACTCAAAGAAGCCGTGAAAGACGCGGACGGACGCAAGAGCGAAGTCAAACTTGCCCGGAAGGTGCTTGGACTGTGACTGAGCGCAAGAACCTCAAGGTAAGCACAGAGACGTATGAACGACTAAAAGACGAGAAGGGGAAATACGAGACGTGGGACGGGCTGTTCAACCGTCTGGTTGACGGCGAATAGCCAAACCGCTTAGTACGTCACTGTTCTATTCGGTGGTATGAGTCTTGAAGACGAGATACAGACTGTGGACGGCGTAGGGCCAAAGACCGCCGAGAAGGTCATTGCTATCGTGGAAGCAAATGAAACCGACTCACAGGCCCAAGAGCTTGTCGAGATGGCTCTTGCAGAGTTGGACGAGGGTCGGCCCGGCTACGCTCGGAAGTATCTTGAGCGAGTTGGTAACAACTAAGTGGCTGGCAAGTATACACCCACTTGGTTCAGGACGGGTGCCGTGCCTGTCTTTTGCGGGCCACATGGGTGTACCGCGCGGAATGAACTGAGCGGAGGGATGGCCGGAGTTGGGGGACGCCCCGATCGCCCACACGGGCAAAGCGGTAACGCACAAGGCACTGCCCCTCTGTAAAGAAAAGCGCGGAATCGGGTTCAAATCCCGATTGGTCCATGCCCGATAAGGCGAGAGAAGGGTAATGACTTCGCCAACCCGTGAAAAGCGGGAGAGTAGCCGGATGGGAACCCGACTCTTGCACGGGCATCTCTGTATGCTACGACGTGCCGGGCACTCGCCCACACGTTTTCACATTCCCGAGTAGGCAAACCACTTAGTCGTTACACGGTCATGCATCAGTATGACCAACCAGCAGTATACGATTTCCAACACAGACGTAACCGGGACCGCGTTTACCGTTCCGGGCGACCAAGACGGCGGGGCTGGGGACGATAGTTTTCGGGTTGAAGACACCGGGTTAAACAAATCGCATGATAGCTACGTTCACATTGACAACGGCTTTAACGAGAACGTAGACGTGACGTTGCGCGGGTCACACTGGCAAGACGAAAGTATGAGTTCTGCTGCAGATGACGGAAGCGCAGTCACCGTGAACTCCGGTGGTACTGACTTTTTCGACATAACGAGTTCACACACGTTTATTGAGCTAAACGTCGATCCCGCTGCCGACCCAACTAGCGGAGATTTGGTTATCACCTGCCAGAGTCGGGAGGCATAAAATGGCTGAAAGAGGCCATAGGAGAACAAACGGCATCCCTACGTCAGAGTCACGTATAATGTGGGGCCGTGTGTTCTCAGTCCGGGAAAATTGGAATGGGATAGGCGACGGCACAAGCCGAAATATCGTCTTGACCAATCCCCCCGATAGTGGTATCTCAATGCTGACAACCTCTCCGAATTTCGCGGCGGAACAAGCGGCATTTGTTGAGAAAATCCAGAACGTGACAATTGATACGGCAGGGACGGCAATCACGCCACTGAATAAGAAAGTTGGCGATAGTAGAACGTCAGAAATCGCTGCAGAGACGGGCGGTAGTTATTCCGGCGGCACAAGCCGGGGTATAAGCACAATCGGGAGTAACACAGGCGGGGGCGGTGCTGGGGCAATTGGAGACGTAGATTTAGCCCTTGAAATCCCGCCGGGAAATAACGTTCAATATAGAATTGAGTCCGATTCGAGTGGTAACGATATGAGTATTGGACTGAATTGGATAGAGGAACCAGTATGACCACCGGGCACATTTGACCGCAAATCAATTGGTCGGATTTGACCTTTACAATCTGAACTTTGAAGGTTGAACAGTCCATTAACTATTTTATAGTTGCCACCTAACGCGAGGGTATGCCAGAGATTTTCCCGTCCCTGTTGCCAGACGGCGAGGACTTTGTAGACGATTCATACAGTAGGGCGGAGTTAGAGCGGATGGAGTGGACTGAATTGCGGAGTGTAGCCGCCGAACACCCTACAGAGGAAGTGAATGGACAATCCGAGGCAGAGGAAATCAAAGAAGTTCTCACAGGTAAAGAGCGAGTATGAGCATTAGTTTCGACGTGGATTCGGACGGGTTAGTTTCCGAGACTGCAGAAGACAATGACGATCCCACCTTTACCACAGAGGAACTGGAGCGATTCGACTATCAGTTACTCCGAAATATGGCGGCAGAGGCGAATACGGACGAGATTCACGGTAAGAGTCCGATGATGCTTGTTAAGAGTTACTTTAAACGGCAATACACCCTGAGTGATTTTGAATAGCCAAACCGCTTAGTCCTTACAGACTAACCTCTAGGTATGGCACCGACTGTTTCCGAGGTTGAATCATTATCCTCGAAGGGTTGGAACTCGCTGGATAGCACCAAGAAACAAGAGTTGTTAGACATGGCAGAGAGAGAAGCGGACCACCTGTATAGTGGGAACGTTTCAACCCTGCCGGAGATTGAGGGGGACAGAGACGACTTTATCAAGCTCTTGGCCGCTCACAAGTGGGAACTCGCGGAAGGGGGCGAAGCGCAGAGTGAAAGTAATACCGGCGGGAGTGTGAACTACAATACAGTGACGGGCGACACGATTGATAATCTAAGTCAGACGCGCTACGGTCGGGAAGCGGAGAGTTACCTACGCAACTCTGCGAGTATCGGCATAATTACGAGCTATTAGGGTTGTAGAAGGGAATACTATGGTAATCAGCATTGAGACGGACATAGAAACCAATAAAGACGCCTCTGGAGCGGTGGAACGAGCCCAACGCAAGCGGATGAAAGACGGGGCACAGTATGGCTTGAATCACGCTGTCGAGAAGGCACCGGAAGACAGGGGCACGCTCACACAGGATTTGATAGATCCGGAATGGCGTGGTGACACTCTGATTTGGGGGTTCGGAGCCAACCACGCGCGTCCGGTTAACTTCGGTACGGAAGCTTACTATCCGCCCGTAAAGCCGCTCTTAGAATGGAGCGAGCGAGTCACGGGCGATACAGGCTTAGGGTGGTACGTCGCCAAGGTGAAAATCCCGACCGAGGGGATAGAGGGCCAGCATTTCGCGGAGGAGGGACGGGAGCGGCAGATTCAATGGTACAAGTCGAACCCCTTGAGCGGCTATCTCGACCGCGAGTTATAGCCTGTTCTGTGGGTACTACCCCACACCAATACCCGCACCAACCCACAAAGTATAAGTGGTTGCCCACACAAGCCAGTAGTAGGTGCAAGCCTATGAGAGCAAAAGTCCAGTTCGGTTCAATGGGTCGTATCACTGTGACCACTATTGACAAGTACGGCAACACTCGGAACTACCGTTTCAACGCCAACAGTGGGGCCGCGACCCCGCAAGACGGCTACACGCCTGTCGTTCTCAAGGCCCTGTGGGACGAGGGCGTTCCCGTTGACTGGTCGCCCGATGAACTCACGGCGAGTCAGCGGGCACAGATTGACGGATTCTGTTCTGAGTGTGGTTCAAAACTCAACCATCAACAGGTCGGACGAGACGACTACGAGACGTGGTGCGGCGAGTGTGACAAGAATCCGGCGGAGGTGGCTTAGATGCTGTCACGAATGCCCGATGACGGGAGCCTGGCCGACTACACGCTCGAACTCACGGAGGAAGAAGCAGAGGCGTTAAAGGAAGTCGTCAAGGACGCTGACGGACGTAAGAGCGAGGTGAAACTTGCTCGGAAAGTCCTTGGACTCTAATCACCGATTGTATAGTCTCACAGGCTACGGTGGGCGTGCGGACAATGCCATTGAAAGTTGAGATAGAACCGAAAGAACTAGTCGAAAAGACAGCAGACAGTAGAGGCCGTATCACGCTCGGGAGTGAGTACGCCAATCAAGACGTGAAACTCCTAATCGTGGGTGAGTCCGACTAATGCCACTCCCCGACGAGATAGACCAAGTATCCGAAGTTGTTGAGTACCTGCAAGAGCATCCAGCAGTCGTCACACAGTCCGTTGACTGTCAAGTCTCGCAACGATCATTCACGGACGTAACGTTTCACGTCAAACTCAAGCGAGCGAGGGATACCGATGACTTTGCCTGAGCAAGTCGACCAATACGAGGAGCAATTTGAAGACATAGACCCAAAGACAATCCAGATTTGGCAGTTAGCCGAATTGAGTGCAATCAGACAGCAGTTAGAGATTATGAATGGCACCCAATCGGAAGACACCACAGAGACGTATCTGTGCAAGTCGTGTCAATCCGAGATACCCGAGGATGAGCTACAGGATCATGCAGAGAACGCACACAACGCACCGCCGGGAATTGACCCGATGGAATTGGGGCTATACGAATGAGTGACCTATTCACCGAAGCCGACTTAGAAACGCTACAAGAAGCCATTGATACGTGGGGTATTGAAGCGCAGGCAGACATGGCCGAAGAAGAAGCCGCCGAGTTTATCGCGGCTTCAAAGCATTTCAAGCGCGGCAAAACAGACATGAGTGCCGTGGTGGATGAACTCGCAGACTTGCGGATAATGCAAGAGCAATTGAGTATGTTCATCGGCCAAGAGCGAGTAGACCAACGAGTGACCGAAAAGATGGATCGGCTACGGGAGCGATTAGAGGATAATGAGTGACGGTGTTAGCCTCTCGCACCTGCATGACGTACCGTATAGCAACATCGAAGGCGCTTACGTCAAGGTGAAACAAGAAGTGACGGACCACATGGCCGCTCCGGTCGGAGAGGTAGAGCGGTCCACAGAGGAAAGAGAAGGCCGTATCATCGGCAGGGGCAACGGGCGGGGTGTGGTGTGGGATAGAGGCGAGAAGGCGAACAAAACCGTCTCTATAGGCCCGAGTATCTATCTGGATACGCCGGAGGATACAATCTTAGAAGTGCGGACGGACAAACTAGAGAACGAACTACTAGCGTTTGAACCAGAATCCGATGAGTAGGAACGTAACCGACTGTCCCGAATGTGGCGGGCCGTCCAAGTTGGTCGACCGACAGACGATATGGAATCAGGAAATGCGGCACGTTCGTCTGTGTCGAGACTGTCCGGTGGAATATGTCGTTAGTTATGGGAATCCAGTAATTGAGGAAGTGACCGAACCATGAGTAAGTGTCCGTGTGGGATGGACTACTACGACGACATGATTGAAGTAGGCTCACGACTCCGACCGCGTAGCGAAAGTGAAATCTGCGTTGACTGCCGGTTTTCGTGGGGCGTGAAAGACTAGGATACCGACCCGCTTTTTGACCGAACCACTATGGGGGTTTAGCGGCAACCCCAGAGTATGACGCAAGACATTCTCGTTGATACGGGAGAGGAGTTTGTCGTTAAGAACGACCTGAGCGGTGTGAGTGTCGATATTGGACTCTACAACGACGCCACGGACAATATCACAGACACGGATAACCTCTCCGCAATCACTACCGAACCCGCTAATGCGAACTATGCTCGACAGTCCACCACCCTGAGCGTGGCTGATCTGTCCGGTGACTGGGGATCGGAGACCGGGAGTGCAATCACGTTTGACTTTAGCGACGTGCAGCCCGGAGACGCCGAAGACGTGACCGTTGATACCGGCTTTTTCGTCGTTAACTACCAGTCTACCGACGCCGGAGACGGTGGTGCAGCCGACAACCTCTTTGGGACGTTCGCGCTCACTCAGAACCGACAGACGGGGGAGTTTGACGAGCTAGAGATTGCCGCCGGAGACGCCGAGTTCACGCTAGACTAAATAAATGGTCACAGAGTCGGGCCGCATTACGGCAAGTGGGAGCCTACTCTCATACGGCTATAGCGAAGACTACGGCGAGTCCTATGGTGGCCCGACGCCGACCACTCGCGCCGTCTCGACTGGTTCAATCCCAACCACAGCGACAACCACAGGCACCGAATCAACACTCGCCACGGAGAGCGGAACAACGCCAGCCACCGGGACACCGACCGGGGTAGACGTTGCCCTCGTTGACGAGTCCGGATCACTCGTCGCCACGGGGACGCTTGACGTTCTTGAAGTAACGGAACCCCGCTTTGAACAAGGCACGATTCCCGCACAAGCCAACTTCAACGCGACAGAAACAGCCTTCTCCGCAGAGTCGGGAAGTCTTGAAGCCGTCGCAACGCTTGACGGCTTAGACGTTAAGGTCGGCCGTCTGAGCGGGGCCACCGAAGCCACGGCCCAAGTGACGGGCACGGAGGCAAGCCAAGCCACAGAAGCCGGACAGACGGCTAGCACACTTTCCTATACTATCACCGAGTCGGGCTATGCGTTTGAGTCCGGCGAGACAACCACGCTTGGCGACTTTGATAGTGACCCGCTTGCGTTTCTCCAAATCCCACCAACCAGCTTTAGCGCGGATGCAACACTTTCAGGGTTCGACGTAGCCCAAGTAATCGAATCAGGCAGCATCAACGCCGAGAGCCTGATTTTCTATACGCCGTTCGTTCAGACCGACGCCCGCGATCCTGTGGCGGCTATCGTCGACATTCTCACCGGGATTAACAACCAGTTTTGGACGATGGCCCCGCCGGACAGTGACAATATAAACCCGGTGTGGGAAACCACGGAAAAAGGCCGACAGAACAACCCAGAAAACGCCCTTTACGTTTGGAGTCCGACCGACACGGACATTCAGCAATTTGACGGCGAATACAGTCAAACCATTCAAAACGCCACGGTTGAAGTGCAGGTTTGGACGTTAGATGAGGGCGAGACAGAACGGGGTTATAGAGACGTTGTGAACATCTTGACATCCTACGCGAATAACAACGAGAGCATTACGAACTTTCAGTACATCCGCCCGCAGACGATGGCCGATAATCGAAGCGAGAAAATCGCCAGACAGACGGATCATTACATAGCTAGCGTGCAGATAGAGACACGGTATTTCCGCGATGTTGGCGGGTTGACCCGATAACTAAGGTCGTGTAAGAGTCATGTCTACTAGATGGGACCCTGTGACGCTACAGAACGACCGGGCGTATCTTGACTGTTATCAGGGCCACACTATGAGCCGACTATCCATACTCAAGGGCATTATTTACGCGATTGTAATGGGGATAGTGGCAATAGTCGGCATTGTGGAAAATGGCAATGCAACATATATTGTCTTATCGTTCCTCTTAGGCGCGTTGCTAATCTTTGGGGTAGAGATCAATACAATTGCGATTGGGGATTTCCTTAAGATAGATTTCACGGAGAGTGAGGAAGGCGACGACGAGAATTGAACAAAGAATAAAGGCGGTTTAGTGGGTAGCGTAGGGTAGACACCGCAATGCCTGACGCATACTATTTCGACTCGTTCACCACGCTAGAGTTGTCAACCGAGGGCGGCGGAACGACAACGCCCGTCGCAGGGATTCAAGGCGTTAGTATCATCCCAAGTGTAAGCATCGAACAGCTGTATACCGGGGATACCGCCAAGATTGAGGCACAGCAACAGCACGAATACAGTGTTGACGTATCCATTGAATACGCGAAGTGGGCAGAGACGGCCGACGTAGTGCAACAGTGGCTTGGTGGGGACGGTAGTAGCGCGGAATCGTGGACGGATACGAACGACCCACAGAAATTCCAGATTAATGCAGTGTGGGACTCGGTTGGTGGGGATCGCACGCTTGACGCCACGGTGACGGGGATCACCTTCGAGGAAATGCCTATCATTGACGGCTCTATGGGTGAATATCTGAGTCGTGACCTTAGCGGGACGGGCGAAGACGTGACCGATCTCACTATGGTAGATAATACAACTGCATAACACAATAAATAAGGTAAACCACACCTAACGGTAGGACAGACAGTAAAAGCCGGGGAGAAGGCCCCACGACTCTGTGCAACCTACGCTTTCGGGCGTAGCGTGTTAGGTCTTTTCCTTGGCTACTGTCTTGGTAGCCATGAGTGAAACACACAAATGCGACCGTTGTGGTGGAGAGTTTGAAACAGCCGGTGGAATGGCTCGACACAAGTCATGGACTCATTACAATCCGTGGGACGATGAGCGAGTTCTACGGACGCTTTACTACGATGAGTTAATGTCTATGCAGCAGATTGCTGATGAATTGGACTGTTCCTCAGACACGGTTGAACGCCGCATGAAAGAGTTTGATTTAGATAGGCGGAAAGCACCGGACGATCCAACTCGCCCGCCTTGCCATACCTTCAACCCCTATTCAGAGGAGGTTGGGGCTGTTTATGAGAAGGCGTATTGTAGAATAGACGGCGAACTGTATCAGGCACAGATACACCGTCTTATTGCTGTCGGGCATGGGCTACTAGACCCAGAGGAGTTCTTTGATAACTCTGTTCTAATCCACCACAAGACAGAACACGGGTTAGACAACCGGCCAGACAATTTAGAACGCATGGATCGGGGTGACCATATAAGGCACCATGAGATTTGGAAAGGTAGCGACTGTATTGACTAAAGCATAAACAAGTGCGTTTCTTAGGCGGTATCATGTCCGAACTCACCGACGCCGAGAGAGAACAGAAGCGCCAAGAACTCATTGAAGACGCCAAGGAAACCAAGCACGAACTTGAAGCCCAAGAGAGCGAAATGCTTCAGGCCGTCGCGTCGGGCGACGACGCGATTGAAGTGGGCGATACCGAAACCGTGCAAGTCGGGGAAGTGACCGTAACCGTCAAATCCTATATGCCCGGCGACTCGCTCAACTCGATCAAACGCGCTCAGAACCTCGCCAAGCGGGAGAACGTTGAGGCGGCGGTAGACTCTATCCATACCATGTGCGAGGGCATGACCGTAGTCACAGAACGCTTAGAGCATCCTGACAGTGGGACTGTGTTTGAAGACGCCGAACGAATCCGAGGGTTCTGGAAGGGAATGTTTAACGAGTGGGGGGTTCAGGGCTTTCAGCAAGCCGCGCAGACTGTCTTAGAACCTGCGAGCGAGGACATGGAGGAAAAGGCGGACAGCGCCCAATCCTTTCGCGGCCACTAATCGCGGTCGGGGTTTGGCGTTAGCCTGCGAACTCACGGGGAAGACGCCGGGAGAAGTCCTAACAATGGATGAGTTGGAAGGGCAATTGCTTCAAGCCCTAGCGGTGGAACTCGAAAAGTATCGATGGGAGCAATGGAGCAAGCTGATGGGGGCCAAGTGACCGAATAACTAACCCTATTGATTCCATACGGTCGGGTATGAACCCAACCGTCTCGCCACTCCGAAACCTTGGCGTGCGACTCCTACGGGCGATCATGGTCGTTTCGTTCAGCGGGGCGTCTCTCGCGTGGCTATCCTACACGTTTACGAGCGATTACTACGTGTTCGTGACCGCAATGACGCTTTCAGTGATCGGCCTACTCACGACGGCCATTGTGGGGGTGTTTGATCTTGGCTGAAAGCGTCGAGGAGCTTGTCGTCGCAGCCCGGCCCGAGGGCCTTGATGAAACGGTTGACGGCCTTGGGAATATGGAGGAACAGTTTGACGAAACGGCCGGATCATTTGAGGAAACTGCCGGTCAATTTGAAGACCTTTCAAGCAAATGGGAGGGTGCATTAGGGGCGATCCTCGGTGGCCTATCGGTAGCGGTGGGTGGCCTACTCTCGACTGTTCCGGTCCTCGGCGAATTGATGGGTGGCCTTGGTGCAATCCTGAGCGCGGTCGGCTATCAAATTGACCAAGTGCTTCGGCCCGCTTTAACTCCTCTCGTAAATGGACTGTATGAACTCTCGTCGGTTGTCTTCAACCTCAACGGGTTGGCTGGCGACTTAGCAGGCATTTGGGCGACCGTTTCAACGTTCATCCTTAGTGCAGCATCGGCCGCACTCGCGTTCATCGGCTATACGCAAGGATTAGGAGCGGCATGGGCGGCAATCACGGGCGTCTTGGGGACGGCGGCAACCACGCTTGGGGCTATTGCGTCAGCTATCGGTGGGGCCATTGCGAGTGTGATTTCTTTGCCCGCACTCTTAGCCGTAGCCGCCGCCGCGATTGTAGGCTTTGCCGCCGCTTGGATCACCAACTTCGGTGGAGTACGCGACAAAACCAAAAAGATTCTCGGGAAAATCGGCAAGTGGATCGGCGGGCTTGTCGGTGATTTCCTCAAATGGGGCGGGAATATGGTCAAAAACCTCGCCAAAGGGCTAGGGAACTTCATTTCTAACGTCGCTCAGAAAGCCGGCGAGGTAGCGGGTGCCGTGTCTGACGCGATCACTGGACTAGTCGACGACGCTCTTACGTGGGGTGAAAACGTTGTGAAAGACTTTGCCTCTGGATTAGCGAGCCTGATTGACTGGGTGGCTACCTCTGCTAGTAACGTCGCGGATAAAGTAATCACAAATATCGGGGAGTTGTGGAAAGACGCGAAACAGTGGGGCAAAGACCTAATTGACGAGTTCGTAGCCGGGATTAAATCCAAGATACAAGCCGTCAAAGACGCCGCGAATAGGATTGCGGAAGTGGTTGACGAGCGAATGCCCGGTTCCCCGGCTGACGTAGGCCCACTGTCAGACCTTGACCAAGCCGGGCCGGGATTAGTGGATACCTTTGCGAGTGGGATGAGTAGCAGTGTCGGGACGGCGGCGAGTGCGGCGTCAGATGTTGCCGAAGCGAGTGATCCGAGTGGGTTCGGTGCCTCTCGAAGCAAACAACTTCAAGTCTATATTGACGGGCGGCAGGCATCGAGAGGTGTTGAGAAATATAACGCCGACTCAACCAGTCGCCGGGGGCGCTATTCGTAAGTAGGCAAACCGCTTTCCTTTCTGAGACGGTAGCACAGGAAAATGGCTACCGCTACGCTTGAACGCGGGACTACAACCCTCTCACTTGACCTAATCACGCAAAGCGGTTCTCCCGTCGCAGGGGTTGACACCGGCAAACCCAACCTAGAGTTTCGGCGCACCGGATCACTCAACCCCCGGAGTAGCGACCAATTCTCCGCACTCAGAACCTATACCATACTCGGCAGATTTAGAGGGTCGAACGCTTTTACTGACGCAATCAACCTAGCCACGCTTATCAAGTCTAATCCCAACGGCGAGACGATCACGCTCAATATTGATATGCCGGAATTTGACACGGATATACCCGTGGTGCCTGCGGCGAGTCAAGACGCTGCGATCAACCTCAACTTCCCGCCCGGAAAAACGAACACGGTGGAAGTAGACGTAGGACTCACGCGCGTTATCGGGACTCGCGGCGGGGCACAACAACAAGCCACGATCCCAACCACAAGCGGGACCGGCCCAATCCAGATTACAGACGGGACAAACACAGTTGACCTAGTGCGGGACATCAACGTGTCATGGAGCCTTGGACGGCCACAGGATACGATTCAGAAGCGCCCGACCGAACAATACCCACAGCACACGGCCAAGCAAAAAACCGCGTATGAGGCCTTTGAGCTTGGGCTACAGTTCGGTGAGAATACAGTCGCAAAGGTAAACCAACTCTCGGAAATGTTCGCCACGCAATTAGGCTATGACTCGCTCACGCTAGATTTTAACGGGTTATACGGTCTTGGTGCGTTCGACGTAGTGCCTGACGGATCGGGGGCGCTCCGTACAGTGAGAGAAGCCGGGCGGAAAGACACGATTGTTACGCCCACTATTAACCTCCGTCGTGTTCTATCAAACCAGTAATGCCAGAGTTTCAGGTCTTCCGCGACGGTCAATTTGAGGATGCCTTGTTTGACGCCGAAGTGACGGATACCTTCAACCCCTTCGGGAATTACGGAATCGCGTATATCGAAGACGTAGAAGGCAACAAATTTGACCAATACACCCGCGGGACTCGGCTAGAGTTTCACATTGGCGACGAATTTGACGGATTTGAAAACGGCAACCTCAACGAGTGGACTGTAAACAACCTCTCGACAGCACAGGATCGCGTGTGGGCTGGGGAGTATTCTGCCTTCGCAGACACAGTAGAAACCACACAGCCGCTCGCTTCGCAGGCGCTCTTTGACGGCACAGAAATCCCCATCTTTAGCTTTGCATTTCAAGAAACGTCGGCTTCAAACGGCGGGGGAATCCGACTCAAGAACTCGAATGGAGACTATGAGTTAGGGATAGCGACGGATAACCCACAGTGGATTATAGACGACAATAACGGCGAAAGTCAAGTCTATGCAGGCGACGGAACAGATAGGTGGGTCCGCTTTGAAATCTCGTTTGACTGGTTAGATAATACGTTCCGATTCAAAGGCCGAGACTATGAATCGGGCGAAGTGATCACAGAGGATACGCGCCCACTCAAGCAAGGCGTAGATATTGAGACGGTTGAGATATGGAGTTACGGCAGCGGATGGGGTGGTGGCTCCGATATAGAGATGTGGTTTGACAACGTGGGCGACGTAATCAACCGACTCAATGGCTACGTTGTTGAAGCGAGAGGTAGGGACCGAACTGGTTCGGACTCACTGGAAGTTGAGTGCTATAGTTTTGACCAATTCCTGCGCCGTGGGACTGTCTCAAATGACCAATCCGGCAACCTCGTTTCTGAGGTTCTACAAGATATTATTGAGACGGATACGCCGGTTTCATGGGACGGGTCAAACGTTGACGTAACCAACGACGAGCAGGTGACGCGCTCGTATCAAGGCGAGAAAGTCGAGAACGTGTTACTCTCACTCAGGAACGGGAGCGCAGGGGAAATCTTCGGCGTCACGCCCGACCTTGATTTCTATTGGCGCGAAGCCGAAAGCGGGCCAGCCCCACGGAACATAGACAATACGCAATGGTTTGATTACGACATTCCCGAAGTGGGCAAAGAGACGGTTAACGAGGTAACAGTCTACTATGCAGACGGCGATAAGAGCGTGACCGTCTCTAACGGCACCGACAAACTCCAACTACAGGATTCAATCGGGACAGCCGATCCCGTAGGGTTCTCTATCGAAGTGAATCGCCCGCTCATCACGGAGGTTGGAGACGCGCGGGCGGTCGGGAAAAACATCTTAGACAATCGCGCCAGCACGCTCACAGGCACCGTAACAAGCTATCAACTCTTTGCCGCCGAACCCGGCGAAGTTCTCACAATCACAATTCCGCCGCGGGGGATTGATGCTGATTTTCGACTTGCGGAGTTATCCTATACGTGGGCGGACGATACGGTAACGTGTACTATCGCGGAGAAAAAGGGCAATCAGGATGATATGCTGGTTCGATTGTCTGATACCGTGGGGCGAAATGAAACCCGTGGCGTAGATAGAGACGGGCCGAATACACGGGTCACAAGCACGGAATTGGGCGTTACGCTAGACGGGGAGACGTATTTAGAACAAGAGCAAGAAGACGTTAGAATCACGAATATAGCGCGACAGAAAATTCGTGACGCATGGGGTGGGGACGGAAATCTTGACGTTACGGAACTAGCGTTAGGGGATGATCCGAGGCAAGCGCGTAGGACCGATACAGATTTATACGACGAGCAAAGTGCTGGCCGCCTACCCGTTTCAGTGTCGTATCCCGATAGTAAGACAGTTAGGTTTGAAACCGATCCAATCACGTTCAACGCCGGAGAAATTGGACTCTATGACTCGTCGGGAGATTTGATTGTAAGATCGGCGGCAGGCTATATCACTGTCAACGGGCAAGAGCAACCGCTTCTAGTCGGCGGGAATAACGTACCGGTATACGTAGAAATCACGGTTGAAAACGACTCACAGTTTGAGTTAGGTGTGGTCACGAACGACGGCCAGACGGCCATTCGAGACATTATCGCAGACAATAGCCCGAAACTCCCGGTTGACTATGTGTATGGATCTGACGACACTCGCCCCACCGTCTCAGATACGTCTCTCGGGAACTTCACCGTTGATAGACCGCTAGACGAGATTGTTGTTCAAGACGCCCAAACTAGCGACGATTGGGAAACGATCACAGAGATAGCAGACGACCAACCCATTCAGATAGATAACGGAGAGTTAGCAACCACGCAAACAGCCTACTGGATAGAAGCCGAAAACATGGACTCAAACGTTGGACTAACCACCGTAAGCGAGTCCAATGCGTCAAATGGGTCTGCTATCAGTATCTTTGACCAAGCACAGACCGGGCGGGCGACATTTGTAACCGATCACACAATCCCCGCGTCAGAGGTTGGCGTGGCTGTTCGATTCAGGTATCCGCCGAGCCTTTCGCGAGTCGGCGTCAACTTCGCGTTAGATGGAACATACCTCTGTTCAATCCCGCAGGGTGGAGACCCAACTACAAACAATTACCAATGGGTAGAAGAATGGCAATCTCCGAGCGAGGACCTAACGCCCGGCCAGCACAGTATTGAATTTACCGTGCCTGTTGGGAGTGCCGACGACAACTCACTCATAGACGCAATCGTAATCTTTGACCGGCGGTTTGACACTACATTAGACAACACCGTAGACGCGAATAACACACTCTCAAACCCCGAAGCTTACCCGTCTAGCTATGACGTTGACCTAAACAATGTCGCCACTCGACGGCCGATCCAAGCCGCGCGAGTTACACAGGGTTGGGATAACACGACCAACAATCAAGCCATTAGCCTATCAAACGACGGGAATACCTATATTACAACCAACAACTCCGAAACCGCAGACGTGACGTTTGCTAGCCCGAACGACCAACTCTATACGAGGGTGACGTTCTCTAACTACACGTCAGACGCTACGACGACGCCCTCTAGTGGAGATAGCGGGCAGTCTATTTCCGCGCACACGCTCTTTAGCGACATAGACACGATCCGGCCAGAGGCAATCGGGAAAGCCAAAGTGCAAGCGTTCATCCCGCCGAACACGCAAACCGGCGCAACACTCCGAGAGGGGGGCCAACGTGCGAGTGATAACACACTCCTAACGAGAGCCGTCTTTGACGAGTTTACTATCTCACAGGATCAACGAGTCTCTAGCGACGAGCGGATCGGGTTTCGGAACAACTAGGCAAATCGTTTTACTCACGGATTGAGAACGATTGTATATGCCGACACAGACGCCCCGGTTTAATTTAGACAAATACCAACCGGGAGACGATAGTTGGTCCCATAGCGATACCGTGGACTGGTTGGATGAGTCGGCGGTAGCCCGCGGGCCGATTGCCGACCGGCCAGCGAGTGGAGACTATGACGACGCGATGTATTATGCGACGGACCAACTCACGTTGTACCAGTGGGATGAGACTGGTACGACATGGAACGCGATTGGCGGGCTTGGAACGGAGGCAAACCCGCTCCCACAAGTGTATGCGCAAACGGTCAGTGCAGACGACGGAACGTTCAACAGCACACTCACCGATCCAGATGGTGTCTCACACTCTGGAGAGTTAAAAGACGCATCTGATGCTCCAATCGCCGGAGGGGTTGACGAGTTGGTCGTCGAAGACCTTGCTGCAAACAGCACCAACTCCTCTGCCGTGATTAAACCAGACGGAGACGGGGGCGTTACCGTTGGGTCTGTCTCCCCGATTACTGAGTTTGGTCAAATTGACCACGGATCTGTCAGTGGCGGTTCTACGTCTGAGGTGACTGTGACATTTTCAGATTCGTACTCAGACATCCCGCTGGTGTTCACCACACTCGTCACGACTGGATCGTTCACAGGATCAGTTCCGACAGTAATCTTATCAATATCTACAAGCGATTTCGTCTCTCAAGTCGATAATGACACGAGCAACCCCGTCGACCACAGCAATACCCCGTACTTGGTGATTGGTCAATGACTCAAGAAGAAGCTGAAAGTTGGATTGAGAGTAATCTCCCAACGACTGATCGAAGGGGCAAACAGTGCGTCTACGTCACCCATGACACCGATGGGACTACTGACTGTTCGATTTGCGGTCGCCCGCACGACCCAACGACAGAATACCATACTGTTAAATCTCTAACAGATCAGTATCACGAGGAAATCAGTTCGGAGTTGCCCAACGACGCGTCCTCTGTCGCAGATGCTGCTGCTAAGGCGGCGGCGTCAAAAGGCCAGGGTCACGAACGTTTTTTCGAACAAATCCAGTGACCGATTCGCG